TCCCAAAACCAACACCAATCTTTACCCTGATGTGGGTCGGCATCTGCCTGAATTGCCTCAAGTACGCTGCGGTGGATTAGCAAACATCCAGTGCCTGCAGCATCTACTTGAAAAACTGAATCTTTATCGTACTTGTTTAACGGCAAGAAACCTTCAGGGGCATCTTGAAAAATTGTTGGCACTGGTTGTGGGTATGGATAGCCTGTTTCAAAACTGGCAAATACCAAACCTGCTACAACTGGGCGCTCTGTGTCGTGCGCAGCTTCAATCAACTTATCAAATGCTTCAATTGTAAGTTGCTCATCTGAATCCATCATTAGCAACCAATCAGATTTGGTTTCTAAAAATTGTTTCACCAAACGGTTGCGTTGCTTTGAAAGCAAGCCTGAACCCTTGATGCGAATGAATGGCCCAAGTCGTGATGATCGTGACTGAGCAACCTGAATCAAACTAAATGCAAACCCGCCGTTAACTGTTCCTGGGTCGCAACTTGCAATTGAAACTTTATGTGCTGACTTCATAGATTCCCCCGAATCATTTAAGAAGTAAGAGGCGGGCCAGTCGGGGGAGAAAGACCCGCCTCTTACAATGTTTAACTTTCGATTAGAAAGTTGGTGCTACCAAACCAGTGCCTGAAATGATTGAGGCTGCTAGTGGGTAACGCTCTGCAGTAAATGCGCCGAAGCCATAAACAACAGACTTGATTGTTAGAGATGAAGCACCAGTTGCATCAAATGACAATGCGAATGGTGAACCTGGCTGCTCCCAAAGGTGCATTTCGGGTGCTGCAACGCAGTAGATTTCATCCTGGTTTGTTGCTGCTCCGTATGTTGTTCCAACATTTGCATCAGCAATGATTGGCAAGCCCATCATTGAGTAACCTGAGTTACCGTATCCTGCTGCGCCTGCGCCCGCTGCTGAACCGTTCATTGGTCCTTGTGCGTTTGGTACTACCAATGGGCGGCCTGTTGAATCTGTTGCTGCTAGCAAGAAAGCTAGACGGCGTGGGTGCATAATCCAGTGTGTTGGTGTCTCAAAGACATTTGACTGAATCTTTTGGATTGCATCAGCCAACTTTGGATATAGAAGTGCAACTGTTGGTGTTGTTGCAGTAAAAGTGATTGCGTTTCCACCTGAAGCGCGGATTCCCTTGAACTGGCCGTTTGAGCCTGTTCCGTTTAGAACCTGAGCATCAACTGTTGTGTGCCAAGAACGGATTAGGTCAGCAACAACGAATGTGTCAATGCCTGTTCCGCGCTCAATCGCCTGTCGCGATAGGTCGGCTTGGCCTGCGATCGTGCGTACAGGTACAGAAAGCAGGCTATCGTCAGGATCAGTTTCTGATACTGCAGTGTTCTGTGTTTCCTGAACTGCAGTTGATGTACCAGTTGTCATACGAGAAATCTCTAGTGACATACCAGCATTAGGTAGTGTGTGCTTTGCAGTTGCGAAATCTGCAGTTGGACGGCCTGCGCGTGCATAAGGTGCAGCGAGGTCAACTAGGTACTGAGGAACAACCAAACCAGCGAAGTTTGATGTATCAGCATCACGGCGCTCAATTGATTCTTCGCGTGTGTGACGAGCAAGGCGCTCTTGTGCTGAGTAATCTCCGCGAACCTGTGCGTTGAATACATCCTTAACGAATGAAACGCCAGCTTCAGGGTTGTATGTGCGTGCTTCGCGTGTAACTGTTGCGCCGCCCACCTTTGGTGTAATTACTGCTGCAACTGATGAGCGCATTTCTGCAACCTTTGCATCTGCTGCTGCCTGTGTTGTGAACTTTTCAATCTTTGCATCTAGTGCGCGTGCTTCTTCAACGAGAGCATCAACCTTTTCGGTTTCCTCTGCAGTAAGGTCGGTGCGAGATTCTGCGGCTACTGCCTCAAGAACTGCATCCATTTCTGCCTTAACTGCATCACGGCGCTCAAGAGCAACATCAAGATATGACTTTGACATTATTTCTCCAATGAGTGTTTGTAATTGTTTGAGGTGGTGGCAATGCTCTCCACGGCGCTTTAAGGGTGTGGGATTTGCTCCGACTTCGATCTGCTACTTGTGCAGCAGAAACTTATTTCGTGTTGTTGATAATTGCTTGTGCTAGGCGCAAAGAGATTTTGCGAGCAGAGGCATCTACTAGATCAACAGGCTCTAACTCAACTTCAGGTTCTTCAACTTCAACAACTGGCTCTAATGTCTTGAGTCCTAAAACAACCTCAAGCATATTCTTGCCATCTTCAAGTGAATCGTAAGAGTCTGAAATCTTATCTAGTACGGCCTGAACAACAATCATTGATTCGCCATCTAGTGCGCGACCTTCTTTGATTGCATCAATTGCGTGGCGTAGTGCTTCACGCGCTTCAACTGTTGTTGTTGGGTAGGCAGGATAAGTAACCACTGAAACATCTCCATCTGCTAATGAAACTTCAGTTAGCGTACGAGTTGAGCGATCTTCGCTCCACTTTTGGCGGATAACACGAAAAGCAAAACTCATTTGGTCAACATCTCCGCGTTCAACCAACTTGTAAAGGTCACGGCCTTCGGTTGTGTCTGCAATGATTGCATCCATAAACAAACCACGATCATCTTCACTAAGGGTTAGTGTGCCGTTCTTTGTGCGAGCTAGTGGCAAACCTTCGTGATTGATAAGCAAGCGCACATCAGGTGTTTCGCTCAAGGTCTTACGGAAAGCACCAGGGGCGATTGTCTCTTTGAATGGTAGTGGAACGCTTGCATCGTTAAACACTGCTGCATAACCGCGCAAACGCATTGTTCCATCTTCGGCTTGGCGTGCTTCGACATCTTGAACCGTAAATGTACGGCGTTCAATTTCTTTCACTTTGCTCCTTGAGTTAACTTCCCCGCCTGGTTCCATATCTTCGGAAATTGAAATTGCAACCATCTGATCTATTGCTTCTTGCTTTGTACCGTGGCAAGCCATTGTTGTATAAGAACCATCTGATTCTTGCTTAACGGTTGCCCATCCTGAACAATCGGCTTGCTTATCTGAAACGAAATATGGCATTTACTTAACCTCATATGCTGCTGCTGGGTCGGCTGGGTCAATTGTTGAAATCTGTTGCAACTGACTTGAAGGCAAACCAGTGTGCTTCATATCAGGCAAGCCAACTGCCTTTGTAACTGCTGCTGGGTCAAAGCCAACCTGAATCAATGCAGCAGCAATTTCGGTGCGTAGCTTCAGGCCAATATCCTTAGCATCTGTTGCATCAATGTTTTGCAATGGAACGCGGTATTGATCACCATCTTCAATTGGTGCCATATCTTCGTAAGCGTGAACATCGTTAAGTGAAAGGAAACCTTCACGCAAGCCCTTTGTGTAGGCATCGTAACGCTCAAGGGTTGTACCGCGTAGCAGTGCATCCAAGTTAAAGCGAATGAATCCATCAGGTTCAGGTAGCAGCGTTGATAATGACTGCTCAATTCGCTCCAAGATTGGGCGTAATGAGTGCTGAACGAATGAAAGGTTTTGCGCTTCAACTGATGCAAATGACATTGCACCCGCAACTGGGTGGCCAAGTAGGGATAGTGGAACACGGAAAATACGAGCAATTTCCTCAACTGAGAAACGGCGTGTGTCTAACAACTGCGCATCTTGTGCGTTAATTGTTAGCGGCTTGAAAGAAGCACCGCCCGTAAGAATACCGATCTTGCCAGCGCGGTATGGGCCAGTATGGGTAAGGTTCCAATCACGGGCAATATCTGATGCCTGTTCTTCAGTTAACTCGCCAGCCGTTTCAATGACACCGCCAGGGTTGGCAGCGTTACCAAAGTATGAGGCGGCATAAACATCGGCTGCCATTGCCGCGCCCAGTGTGGTGCGGCAGGCGGCGATTGGTGAAAGGCCGTAACGATCACCTGGCAAACGGAAATCAGGGATGTGTAAAAGTTCTTTGTCGGTTAGGCGCTGCTCATAAGCACCTTGAGAATCTCTAACCTTTACGAAATACACCAATGGTTCACCTGGCGCGAGGCGCTCAATGCGAACATTACGAGGATTCAAAACATAAAGTTCTTGAACATCGCCCACATCATCGCGCACTGTCAAGATATAAGCGTTGCCTTCAAGTTTGAATGAAGTAACAATCTGCTCATAAAACTCAAGGCGTGTGGTTTCAGGGTTTGGCTTTGCAACCCAGGCAGGCTGATCGCCATAAACGGTTGCATAAGGTAAGCGATTGCGACCACGGCGCACATAAGCGCCAACTGGTAATGAACTTACTGTGTCTGCCAATAGGCGCACGCAAGAATAAACGGCACTCATACGAATTGCGGTTTCACCATCAACAACAACGCCAGCGTTAGTTGCAAATGCTGGACGGCCTGGAATTAAAGGCTCTATGTATTGATTGTTGGCTGAACGCTTTGTTCCAGCACCTGCCAAACGCTTTGATAAACTCATTAGTTAGCCTTTTCTGTAACCCATACTAGAAACACACCTGCAACAATTAAAGCTAGTGGAACTGAAACCATTGCCAAGCCTGTAGTTGCAAGTGATACACCCACGACTTCAACAATAATTGAAACATCAATCTTCTTCATTATGCTCCCTATACCTGAATTGAAAAGAATCTAGCAACTGGTGCTGGCGGTTCGGCTGGTTGAGTAGCGCGATCATAGCCAAAGATTGAAGCAACTGCGGCATCCACCTTACGGCGGCTACTTGCTTTTGCAACCATAACACCACGGCTAGATTGTTTTGTTACGCAGTTTGCAACATGGCGTGCAAGTCGTTCATCTCCATCGTGGGTGAATGACTTATTCACAACGGCTTCGTAGAACTTTTGTGTTGCGGGTACCATATTTGCAGCACTGTTGGGGTAACTAACAACTGGCAAGCCTTCTTCATCAAGAACCATAAAAGTTCGTTGCCATCGTGCTGGGTCGAATACGATTTCTTTAACATTAAATCGTTCATCTCTGAATGTGTCAACAATCGTTTGTTCAACCTCTGCAACAGGGATGTGCCAACCTTGTTCAGCATCATCGGGGCGTTCCCATAATCCAACAACCATCAGGTGAGGCTTTTCGCCACCCAATAACCACATCACTAACGCGGTTGAGTCGTTTGAAAACGCACCATCAAAGGCTAAAATAACTTCTTCGCCAGGTTCAGGAAATCTATCTGTGTCTTTCAGCGCTTCCCAAGCACCAGTTGGCAACCACGCAACTGAAGTATTTACAAAACAGTTCAGGCGTTTGGTGCGAAACTCAGCTTCAGGTGTGCGCAAAACTGCGCTTTGCATTTCTTCTTTATCAAGTAAATCGTCATAACCTGGGTTTGCCTCTTGCCACAATGATTCGTCACGGTGATCGGCTTCAGGTTGTGTTGGCTCCCACCACGAAAAGAAAAATGATGGGTCTTTTTTCTCACCCTTTACAACTTGTTGGCCGTATTGGTAAAGCGAGTAACAAAGAGAATCTTGGCCGTTGCTTTGTGTCTTAACACCTGCAGTTGTGATGCCAAGAAGGAGTGAGTCGGCTCTAGCACCACCAGCAAGGCTAAGAACATTCCACAATTCCCAAGAAGGCTGGGCGTGAACCTCATCAAAGATTACAAGCGGTGAAGGATTGAGGCCTTCTTTTGAATAAGCCTCTGCGGAAAGTACGCGGTACACGCTGCCTTTATCTTTGAACTCAATGGCATCGCGGTAAAGCGTGAACATTGATGATAATTCTTCATCCAACTCAATCATTCGCTTGGCAGTTCCAAACACAATGCGTGCTTGGTCTCGGTCTGCCGCGCAAGAATAAATCTCTGAACCATTGCCGCCAAGTGTTAAACCAGCCAAGCCCATTGATGCGGCCAGCGCACTCTTGCCGTTTTTCCGACTCATCCCCACCAAAGCGGTTCTGTGACGAAATCTCCCATCTTCACGGCGGGCAAGAGTGTGCTTCAATAATTCCTTTTGCCATCCGCGCAGTTCAAGCAACTTGCCTGCAGGTGATGCCACTGAATCTTTTGTTACTCGGCAAACGGCTTCGGCAAAGTTTGCATACAACTCGCCATCGCCACGCATCTGATCTTCAATTGGCACTGGCGTTAACCAGCGCGGTGGCCAACCTGCAACATCAGCCATTCTTTTTTTGCTGCTCTAACAACTGGGCTAACTTACCCTTTGTCGTTACTTCAGCAACCCCCAACTTACTGCGATCAATTGGCGTTAAGCCAAGAAGCGATAGCAGTTTAATAATGTCACCTTCAACGGTGTTTAACATTCCGAACAGTGGGTTTGCATACGCATAGCCTTTGTCGGTGTAAAGAACAAAATCTGATTGAGCCATCTTTGCCTGTAGCTCGTATTTCTTATCCATCTTTTCACAAAGTTCAATAAGCAACTTGCCATCGGTGTTTGCAATCCACGGTGCCATCTCGCGCACATCGGACCATAATTTTTTACCGTTATCGCTCAAGTGAATTGGCGCATCGCCTTTGATTTGTGGCAACGCAATCACATTCTTTAGATCAGGCAGTTTCTGTTTGCCTGGATTTCCATTCTTGCGTTTAACTTCATTCGGCTTTTGTGCGCTCACTTGTTTCCATTCGCTTGGGAATCTAACGCCCCCGTTAGTTTCGATTGCCTTGCTTTTTCAAATTTGGACATTTCAGACAAACCAGTTCAAACCAGTTCAAACCAGTTCAAACCAGTTCAAACCAGTTCAAACC